AAAATAAACATTACATGAACATTCAACACAACGACAAAAGCTTTCAAAACATCCATTGCGAACTTTTGCATTCCCAATACTAAATACACTTAATAATATCCAATATATCAAATATAAAATGGCTCAAGTTTACGACTTTAAAGCAACAACCAAATTTGAAAAATACTTGGTCGGGAGGCACGGAATGCGTGCTTTTCAGCAATATAGAGACTATGTCCTACCTAGCCAGGCCAGGTCAAAATTTGCATCCTTTACTGTTCCAGAAGGCGTTCTGTACGCCTATGTTGCAGCTTTTGCAACTGAAGAAGACGTGCGTGATGTTCTTAAGCTCACACCTGGTGCACTTAAAAATTATCTTGTTGAAGCTAGGCGATCCATATCGTCCAACTGTGATATGGATTTCTCTGATGGAAGAACTTATTGTGAGTGTGGCGCAGAATTGCGCCCTGCAAAGAGAAAGACTTGCGAGGACTGTGGTTTTGTATATAAAAATTCTGAGAGCGAGCTTGCAAAGAGGATCTACAACATTGCATCAACACACGAATGCCAAGTGAGCGACTTACAGTACTTCTCACGAAGTACTTTAGTTGAAATGGTTGAAGAAGCTGATGCATATGATGCACGAGAGAAGTTGGCTGCTGGGCTAACTGTAAAGCAGGAAGAGGAAAAACCTGATCTATCTCACATCCCTGTGAAAGCAGCGATAGCAATAGCTGAGTTAGAGCAGAAACCAACTGAGAAGGCTTCTGAGAAAGAAGAGGAAGTCGCTGTGAAGACTCAAACAATCTTAATAGGTGACGTAGTTGTGCCTTTGTTACCTGTGGAAGAAATCCCCATAATTCGTGGGGAAAAGTCCGATCTGCAAGCTACTGGTTTCTCACTTGAATCTGAAGAAGAGGAAATTAGAGAGCTCCAGACCAAACAAGCTGTGGTCGTAGCTCTAGAAGTCGGAAACCAAATTGCTGAAGTGTGCAAAATAAACGAACTCAGGAGTAATAATGATAATTTGAATCTCATGAAAGTGATTTGCAAGCACAGAATGCACACGCTAGAGATGCGCAAGGAAGTTCGCGCAAGAGTTGAAAAAGACAAGGCAATTTTCAAGGATCTCGAGATGAAATTGAACCTTCGAAATAGAAGGAAAAATCAGATAATCAAGAAGGATTCAAGGGGAACCTTAAGATGGAGAAGGCGTGAAACTCTCAGCAAGAAAAGAGTTCAAATTCCTGAGAATATCATCACGGAAATTGCGAACGATCATCAGGAATCTCGCATTGAAGAGTGCGTGTTGGTTCCTGGAATCAAGTGCGCAACCTCCAAAAAGATGCCCAAGAAGAGGCTCTTGCAACAATTTTTAAAGGGTTCTGTTGACGATCTTATCCTGCAAACCATTCAATTGTGTAAGCAGGAACGTAAAGTCATTGAGGTAATTGGCAAACGAGGAGTTAAAATCAACTGTGGTGCAACTACAATTGTTGAACTTAAGCACATGAAAGGCAAAATGTCGAAAAGGGATATGCCTTGTGATGATTTTGTTGATTCTTTCTTCTCTAAATTTATTAAAAAGTTGTCAAGGGCGCGGACTGAATGGAGTATCTGTAGGGGCGATAGCGGAAGCATCGTCCAAATTGGCAGCAAATTTGGAATAGTGCGTGGAAGACTTGATGGATATCTCGTTGACGCAAGAGACATCTTGAGCCTGAGAGAATTACTTGACATTGATGAATACTCAAGTACGGGCATGAAGTGCATAAAAGACCAAAGCTCAATTGATGATTTTTCAAAGTTTAACAATGATTCCCGCATGCAATTATGGGTGAAAGGAAATTCCATTTTCGCAAAAGATGAGATGGCAGCAGAAAACTTCTTGAGCAAAACTGTGTGGGGTGGGATTTTCCGGAACCAAAGTGGAGTATACAAGAATCCTGCAATAATGTTGAGAAGGGCTGCTAGATACGGGTTAGCTTTTGATTGTGCATTGGAAGCATATGAATGCCCAATGTGTGGAATGCAGTGCACGTATTTAGAATCATTTTACTTCGATTGTGATTTTTGTGAATACACTTACAAAGTTCCACCTAGTGATAAAGGCTTACCAGCAACCGTGCCTATTGAACCAATCGATTATGTGGCAAGTTCATCCATTAGGGAATTGATGAAAGAGTCATGGATAGTTGGAGGGTCTGAGGAGATCATCATAGAGAAAGACTTTAGAACTCCAACTCGGGTTGTGAGAACTGAAAAATTTGGTCTCAGATCGCAAAATTTCAAATTCAATCTCCTTGAGGAAACAAGCAACCAGTGGTTGATCAATGCGATAATTGCTGCTGATAATGATTTGAACATGTTTGATGTGCACACAGTGCAAAGTAGAGCCTTTCCAACTATTCTGCTCAAGCATATGTTTGTTCGAGATTTCGATGATGATATGAGTCAGGAAATGAGAGATCTCCTCATGAGGGATAATGCTTCCAACGTTTTTAGCACTTATGCTGAAACCACTGTAGGGGCAATTACTTATGGATGGAGTGGAATTGTCATCACGAAAAAATCAATCAAAAGGGAAGAATTAGATAAGGTCGATTGGGTAAATGATTTGTGTGTTATCCAAGGGAGACGCAAGAGCGATGGCAGAATAGAAAATGCATTGGTGACGAAGACAAGAGAAGAGCTTGCAGATATTGACTTATATAGTTTTGACCTTAAATGGGCAAAATCAAAAGAAGCTTTCATTGAACATTTTGCAGAAAGCCCAGAGCAACTGATCAAAACTTGTTGCACTCCAAGTGCTTTATGGTTATACGCAAAGAAAGCTCAATTCTACAAGTATGTTGATTACTTGGTGTTGAAAAATTCGTCTCTCGTTGACCTAGCTGTTAAGTTTGAGTATGTCGGAAAACATTTAGGAATGATAGAGACTGTGGAAGACACATGTATCGAATTCGTTCATTTCATGGAAGAGTCGATCATGGCTGCAGGTTTACAACATTCCGAAGAACTATCTAGAGTCAGAGCTCTGATCAAAACTCACTTTTCAAGTGTTCGTGAGTCAAACCGATATGAATTAATTGACCGTGTCGTGGAAAAAAAGACTCATTTGTGCGCAGAAGAAGTTATTATGAGAGAGCTCATTCGACATACTTACAAAGACTTATTTTCATTACGAGAGCGTTTATTGCTGAAGTATGGTTCGAAACCTGCACGTTTGCAAGATTTCCAACGAAAAAGAGAAGAAGCATGTTCCGATACGTGTTCTCTGTTTTCGTCTCTCATGTCGCGAGTGGGATTCGAGACCCTACAAGATTGGGCCTGCAAAGTTGTTAAAGTCAATTCGAGAAGAGTCCATGATGCGACCGATTCTGTCATCCGATTCACATTTAGGAGGTGTTGTGCGCTGGTTAAAGCATGCGCATTTTCATGGTGGGAAAGTAATGTAAATAGAATTTTCACGGCAGTCATTTCTTTAATTATTTTAACCTTTATTTCGAAAATTTATTCATTAATTAAGAGTGTGTTTAAATATGAAAAACAGAAAACTCAAAAATTGGAAGATGGGCAGATTGAGCTACAAGGGAAAAAGGAAGAAGCTTTTGTTCTTAAATGGTGTGCTTTCTTAACTTTGTTAATGAGTTTCTTCAACTTTGATTGGGCTCTAGCATCCACAACTGCGATCGGGAAACTGAAAACATTATATGGTGTGCTTGGGAGCGAAATAGTGGAGTTACAATCAGGAGATGAGGATTCTTTCAGATTTGTAAACTTTGAAGTGGAAGCCCCTGGGGATGGAAAATCAGCTGATATCCAAACTTTCAAAGAGTGGTTTGAGCATTGCATGAAGTACAATCTGACAACTCCTGAGCCAACAACCAGTGGACCTCTATTAACTCTGAAGCGGGGTGCTGCACGGGATCTTGCAGAGGTGGTTAGAACTCATGAGAAAACTGACATGCGAATTTTTGGAGGCGTGGGATCTGGAAAATCAACTCATTTACCCAGTGAGTTGATGAAATTTGGCGCGGTTCTCATTTGTGTGCCAACACGCGTTCTTGCGAATGCGTTGCACGAATCGTTCATGGCTCTTTTCGGTTACGATGTTTCATTGGCGTATAGGGGGAGAGTACGAACTGGTACTCAACCTATTACAATCATGACATATGGATATGCACTCAATCATTTCCATTATAATCCGAATGCGTTGAAAACATTCGAATACATTGTCATGGACGAAATACACACGTTTCCGACTGAAATGAGTCCATTGTTTTCTCTCATTCGTGAATTGAGTCCTCACAAGAAAATCATCAAGACTTCAGCAACTCATGTTGGCCACCATGTGGAATTAACGACGAATCACAAAGTTGACATAGAAACACTTCCTCTCTTGAGCCCGAAGCAATGGGCAGACATGCAAGGAACTGGAGTGCACGGAGACGCAACTGTAAGAGGTAACATTATTTTAGTTTTTGTTGGATGCTACAACCAGGTTGATGAATGTAGCGAAGCTCTCCGGTTGAAGGGGTTTCCAGTCTTAAAAGTGGATGGGCGGAATTTCAGGAAAAACACTGAAGTTCAAAAGATGGTTGATGAACTTGAAGGGGAACATAAGTTCATAGTGGCAACAAATATCATAGAGAATGGGGTGACTTTTGATGTGGATACAGTCGTCGATTTTGGTGAAAGAGTTAGCCCCGTATTAGACTCAGCTGGAAGATCGATCATCCTCCAAAAGAAACGAATTTCAATGGCTGAACGCCAACAAAGATTTGGGAGAGTTGGGAGAATGAAACCAGGTGTTGCCTACAAGTTTGGGAATGCACAGCTCCCGGATTCAATGAAAAGTACTGTTGGTGCGACGGAAAGTGCTCTGATAAGTTTTGCATATGGTGTAAAACCAGTGGTTGACGATGTTGATGTACACTGTATTGCGAATGTGACGAAGAAGCAGGCGTTAGCTGCGTCCATGTTTGACTTGAATCGAATATTCACTGTTCATCACATAGACAAACATGGATTCATCCCTCGTCCTGTATTTGAGCAGGTGAAGAAATTTGTATTGAAGACTGACGCAATTGCAGTGTGTGAGAACTACATGGCCGCTCATACTAGCGAATGGCAACCACTACACAGCTACATTCGGAGGAATAGCGACAATGATCATGTTTCAAGTGTTAGAATTCCATGGTTCTGTTCTGATATGAGCCAAGATTTCATTGTCAAAATCGCAGAGGCAGTTCAGTTGGCTAAACCGAAGTTTTCATGTTCATATGCTATCGATAATGTTGATTTTCATGTCGTTGCACATAAGATCAGCGTTGGCGAGCATAACATCGAGGAAGCCAAATCCCTTGTTACGGAAATCCTCAACAATGTCAAGCGCTGGAGGGACAATTTAGTGTACCGAATGAGCACCCCAAGGAATAATAGTCTAATGGCATTGATGGTAGGATGGATTCCAAAGAAGATTGAAAAGACGAGAGAATTACTTGATACGCGCATTCGTAGACTCGAAATGTTATTGGTTCAACTCGATAACGTTTCAGTAACGAGCGATTATGATGCGCTTATGCGATTTTTCTCGGAAAATCCTCATTCAGCAGAGTATTTGGAATCTCAAAGTAAAGTTGACTACCTAGAGGAGAAAGTACTGCAAATAAATCAGAGGAAGGTTGACTGGCGAGTGATTGGCGGATTATTCCTAGTGACAACAACCGTCGCGGGCGCTTTATATTGGTACCTTAGGAGGAAGAGAGTTGAAGAGCACATTGAGCTGCAAGGGAGGAACAATCTCAGATTCAAAAGGGACAAGCGAACAGCACGATTCGTCTTTGATGGGGAAGATCAAGACATGGTTGAGACTTTTGGCATCGAATATTCTGACGATGTCATTCAAAAGAAAATGACCAAAAGACAAAAACAGAGAGCTGCGTCAAATTCTGGATGGAAAATAGGAAAAGTGGATCGTGTGAAAAGAGTTTTCCATCAATTATATGGAGTGAACCCCCTTGAATTTGACAAAGTGTACATGACTGTGGGGGACCTTATGGGGAATGAGTGGTCGACGAATGAAAAATGGACTGTAGAAGATCTGATTGTTGACATGGATGATGAATTTGGTGTTGGAAGGAGAGGTGATTTGGAAACTGAGGTAGTCCAAATCCATTTTAAGAGAGATGATTCTAACGAAGAAAAAGTGGTAACCCTAACACCACATAGGAGTAAAATGGCTAGTTGCATGAGTTTAAATCCAATGGGTTTCCCAGAGGAAGAGGGACGATGGAGACAGACAGGCAAGCCGGTTGATTGCGTAAGAGTCAAGAAGGATGAATCACCGGGGAAAATTGAGCTCCAAGTGGGTTTTCCAACAACAGCGGCACCATATGCACATTTGTTCCATAGACTTGGTAGGGCAAATTATAATGGACTCGCACTGAACACTGTCTTTCATGGGAATAAGTGCATTATACCATACCATCTTGGGAAGAATGGGAGCTCCGACAAGCATGTTATTATCACAACTCCCAGGGGACAATTTGATTTTGGACCATTCTCAAATTTGCGTTGTAAGAAACTTGGTGATTTTGACATTGTCATCATTAACAACCCAAGAGACTTGCAACCATTCAAAGAGAGTTCAATCTTTAGGATGCCTAAGATGGATGAGGAAGTGGTCCCAATTGCTCTTAGAGGTGAGAAAGGGAAGCTGATAGCTCGTGTTGGGGAAGCAAGCAAAACGTACAGGGCTGGAGCCGAGTACTCGCACTTGTGGGTATATTTCTACCCAGCGAATGCAGGAGACTGCGGTAGTGCAATTGTAGCACGCGCTGACAATAAAATTGTGGGATTCCACAGCGGTATTGTTAGAGATGATAAGGGTGTGTACCTGCGTTCGGTTTATACTCCAGTCAGTGAACTGCTGCTTCAAGCGCTCAAAGAGAAATGTGATGATGATTTCTGGACGTTCGACCATCGAAACATATCGTGGAATGCACTTGTGAAATCTAGTACTTTATTCCCAATCACGAAAGAAATTCAAGAAATTGAAGTTCAAGGAGGAGTGGGAGAAAAGTATATAGGTGACAACTTGATGATTGTTGGTGAAGTCCAGAAGCAAGTCTATCATAATCATGTAATCAAGGGCAAGCGAGCTTCTTTCGAAGAATTTTGTGAACGAAATGTTGATTGCGCATTCAATAAGGAAAATCTTAAGGAGAGGTATGGACCTTCCATACTTTCGACAGGGGCTTTTTACAAAGATTTCTTAAAATATGATGAACCAATTGCAGTGGGCTTAATCAATTTTCCATGTTTAATCAATGCATATTTAAACGTGGAGAATAAATTGTTGGATCTTGGTTTCGAAGGGAACTGTGGACCTGAATGGGACCCTTATGTGATTTACCAAGATTTGAATAAGAAAGCTGCTATGGGTGCATTGTATGCGGGGAAAAAACAAGAGTGGTTAGACAGTATCCAACCACAGGAATTCATTGAATGCGTTAAACACAGTTATCAGATGCTTGGAATGGGAGCAGTTGGTGTATGGAGCGGGTCATTGAAAGCTGAGTTGAGGAGCAGAGAGAAAATCGCTGAAGGAAAAACGCGTGTGTTCACTGGAGCTCCAATTGATGTGTTATTAGCTGGGAAAGTCTTAGTTGACAATTTCAACAATTATTTCTACTCCCAGCATCTCAAAGGCCCTTGGTCAGTTGGCATAAATAAATTCAATAGAGGGTGGGATCGCCTTGCTAACACATTTGATCACACGTGGAAATTTATCGACTGTGATGGTAGCAGGTTCGATAGTTCTCTATCGCCCGTCCTATTTCAATTAATATGCCATCTTAGAGAGAGATTTGGAACATTTGACAAGGGTGAAACACGAGCATTGAGAAACTTGTATTCTCAAATTGTATACACACCAATTTTGACGATTGATGGGTATATAGTTAAGAAGCACAAGGGGAATAATAGTGGACAACCTTCAACAGTTGTTGACAATACGTTAATCTTAATGATCGTTGTTGAATATTGTCGGTCTGTTATCAAAAACAACACTGGAATTGAAATGAAATTCAAATACATGTGCAATGGGGATGATTTGATAATAAACGCCCCTCAAGATGAGATTTCAGTGATTCAAGAGCGGTTTGCTAAATTATTTAAGGATTGTGGTCTCAATTACAATTTTAATGACGTGCATGATAGCATTGAAGAAGTGGAATATATGAGCCATAAATTCATGAAAAAGGATGGCATCTATATCCCGAAGCTGTGCAGAGAGAGAATCGTCGCAATTCTTGAATGGGAGAGGAGCGATGAGTTATTTAGAACTCGGAGTGCGCTGAATGCAGCATTCATTGAAAGCTTTGGGTATTCTGACTTACAGGATGACATCAAAAAGTTTGCGAATTTCTGGGCAAACAAGCATGGCATTCAGTATCCACTACTTAGTGATGAACGCGTCGAGAAATTGTACATGGACGAAAATTTTTCCCTCGGAGAACTTGATATGGAAGCACTCATGCCTGACATTTTCACATTTGGGGAAATTGAGCTGCAAGCTTTTGATCTTGCCGCGAAAGAAGCTGAAATTCAAAAATTGCGAGACGAGTGGGATGCCAACAAACCGTCTGTAACATTAAGCCCATTTGCAGCAAAGAAAATACAGAATCCATTAGCTGAAAAAGTCAAAGAGCTATTGAAAGAGATTGAAGATGCGGGTGAGAAAACCAAGAAGAGACCGTGTGGTGAGCCTAACGAAGGAGAGGAAGATTCTGATGGAGAGGACGAAGCTAAAGACAAGGGAAAGAACGTTACCACTCCTGACAAGAAGCAAATTTTGAAGGGTGGTGGTTCCTCGAAGCCAATCGTGAAAAGGGATGATGTGGACAATATCCCAACAAATGCTTTGGAATTCAAGAAAGATTTTAAACCTGCAAGGGTTTCAAGAACTGGGTTCACCTGGATACCTAGATCACAACGTGATAATCTCACACCTGAAGTTGTGAAAAACTTTCTTGCATATGTTCCACCATCACAGGCGATTGACAATCAGATGGCTTCAGGGTCGGAAGTGGAAAGTTGGGCTATCAGAACAGCTGAAGCTTATGGAATCACCATACAGTCATTTTACGAGACAATCCTACCTGCGTGGATTGTTAACTGCATCATTAATGGGACAAGTGAAGAGAGAAAGTCCGAGTCCACGTGGAGAGCCGTGGAACTCAATAATAAAGGCGAAGATGTGGACGATATGGAGTACCCAATGGAACCCATATTTAAACATGCTCTCCCAACCATGAGGAAGATTATGAGAAATTTTTCTGACCAAGCAATCCTCATGTATCAGAACAGTGTCCAGCAAGGAAAAGCATTCAATGTCAAGGCAGCAAGGAATGCTGGATACACACGGGTTGAAGATCTATGGCTTGGCATAGACTTCATGGCTGAGTCGCAGCTATCCCGTCATCAGCTCAATATCAAACATCAGATATTAGCAGCCAATGTGGGCAGAGCTGATAAGCGACTATTTGCCCTCTCAGCGCCTGGAGAGGAAGGACGCGTAAACACTGAGCGTCACACTACCAACGACGTGAGCGCGGATAGGCACTCTTATTCTGGAGCCGCTCTTACTTGACGTCGTTGAAGGCCGAGGTACTGTTCGGTGAATTATCTATCTATTAATAAATAAATATTTAATCTTACGCAGTACCCACCAGATATGTAATATTTTGGAATTTGATTATGTATCTGTGAAAGCCGCTTATACATATTTCTATTCCTCTATTACAGTTTGGTTTATCCCGTGATGAATAGAAATATTCTCTATGGATTCC